CACTCACATAGCCTCGCTCGGCAAGCAAGACGGTAGAATCTGATAAGGCTCGGAACAAATCGCCAATACGCTTTGCGGTATTCGCTCCGATATTCGTTTCAGTACGAACGACATTGGAAGAAGCATCCAGGCTGGCCCTTGTTTCTATTGGCATGGTTTAAGGTTTAAGACACAAATTTAACAAGGTTCTTCGGTGTTTAGGCAAGACGCATCGCCAATCACCTCAACCTCCAAATCCAAGGCAATCATATACAAGGCCGTGTCCCACACAACCTTCGCCCCCTCAAACTCGGTGTCAAGGTTCTCCTTGATGGAGTAATTGGCCGTAATGGATGTGACATCAATGCTCACCGCACCGACAGTCGTAGCCAAAGCCTCGTACATACCGCTAATCTTGCTCTGAATGAGCGATGCGACCTCGTAAGGACGCTTGCCCTTACGCTTGCCGATAATCACCAAGGTCAACGGATAAACGATGCGGAGCAAGTCTTGGCATCCAATAAAGTTGTTCTCGTCCGTAACCCCTGCACGCTCCCTTCCATTGTAACGGATGTAGGCAATGCCCTCGCTCCAATCGTAATCGTCCACAACGTGCTTGTAATCGCCGTTGTTGCAGTAAATGGCCGGGATAATCTTGCCGTCCCTATCGGGTAACAACTCAGCAAAGCCCGTGTGCCTCACCAACTTGTAAGCATTCAAGCGAGTGAATATCTCGTCAATAACTTGGGTCGCTATCATTAATTCAGTCGGAAAAGTCTGCTTTCAAACAATTTAGCAAAAGTACGAACAAATGCAATGCGCTCTGAAATAGAAAGTTTAAATATGTCTTTGCCCGTATATCCTTCGGCGAATGTTGCTTTAACGATATTAGAATCGCCATCAGGCCCTCTCTTGGCCGTAATCTCCGAAACAAAGTTTGGCCCACCAAACATAAAGGGGGAACCCTCGCTTCGCTTACGCAATATCTTAAACTCATTTCTCAATGTCCCCGTAAACTCTAAATCCCATTCATTTGTTTGTAGCCCATATCTTGCCCTTAACTCTATGTAAGGGACAAAATCACCACGCCTATAATCTTTTTTCTTGTATCGTGAGTATTTCTTTTTCATTATACTCATATTGGTCGCAAGGTGCTTGTCGTGAATCCTGCTTACCATGCCGTCCTTGCCGTTATGGGCCTCCTCTGCCGCTCCCTTCAAGGCGTACAGCCTCGCTTCAGGCAAACGACTAACTTGCCCCTCTAACTTACGGATATAGTCTTGAATGGTCATCGCTATGGAATACGAGAAGCCTGCCTAACCCTCTGCCTGCACGAAAAACAACCGTCCTCTGGCAGGTTCGCCTGCTCAAAGTATCGCTGCATATATTGGTCGTATTGGGCTTGGTAATAGTTGGACAGCTCTTGGTTCATATCCCTGTTAAAGACAATCACGCCATTCAGCCTCTTAGAAAACTCCATCTCCTTCAATAGCAACATCCCAGCCTTGTAAAGCAAAGGATAGCCGAGTTGCGTGACATGAGCGCACAAGAGTGAGTCAAAGCTGCAAGTTACTTGGTACTGAACGCTCAAGCCTCCCGTGAAAGCCCCTCCGCTTATGTTCAGGTCAAGCAAAGGCGCACTCGTTGGTATCTCAATAGCTCTCTCAAGCATATTCTCCGTCCAACGATAATTCCTGCCACATCCACCGCATCCATAGGTCGGGTACAAACCCGTTTGGAAGGAAGCCACCGAGGTCGCATTGTAAAGGACGGCCAGGTTCAACATCTGACCGTTGGATTGATAGGTCTTGTTGATCACGACCCTCGTAACCGCATTGGCCACCGAAGTGACATTGAAGGTGTCCAAGGTCGCTCCCGTTCGCAAATCAACGACCCTCACCGGCACAACGCCCGAACTTGGGAGCAACAGGCTGATAGAAGAAATGGTGACGGAGATGTAATCAACCTGGCGATAACGCATTCCTATGCCCCTCCACACCGCAGCAGCAGGCAATGCTTCAACGGACTCTCCATAGAAGCCTAAGTCCCCATTGAAGGCCGAAGTCGTGTAATTCCAACGGCTCTGCAAATAGGCCAAAGACTCCGCTTTCAGCATATTGGCCGCTTGGTCAATCTTGCGCTCAATAAGCGTATAGGCGGTCTTGTCCTCCTCGTTCACGCCAGCGTCAAGGTCACGAAGGCTTATGCCCGTTAGGTCGTTGATATAAAGGCCACTAATGGGCGGTGCATCCGCAGGACAAAGCCCACGAATGCCGATTAAATTATCCCAACAATTACTCATAAGACAAAGGTAAAACAAAAAAGGGGATGCTTTCGCACCCCCTTCTTGTCGCATACAACCCGAAGGATTAGTTGTTCACAGTACCTTCAAAGATGTAATTCACGCCACGGAGCTGATCGTTCAAGAAGAACACATCAGAAGGAAGCGTCACGAACTTGTAGGAAAGACCCATGAAGAACTTCCATTGGTTACAATCCAGCTGAGCATAGTAATCAAATTCCAAGCCGGTTTCGGGGTCGGAAATCGTACCCTTCTTGATGGATTGGTCATCAATTACACGGATGCCGTCAGCACCACGGAAGGCGTTGTAACGGATCATCTGCACACCGCCTGGGGCGAGGAATGCGAAGCCGTTAGCGTTGCCCTGGGCAGCACCAATGCGAGGCTCAAAGAAGAAATACGACTGAGCATCGGAGTTCATCATTTGCTGAAGGTCAACGTTCACCGTTGCACAGCAATGAGATTTCAATGCGGTCATGTACTTCTGGACAAGCTCACCACCGATGATGATGGGGCGGTCCCAACCCTCGGCCAACTGATACTGATAAATCACATCGGACATAAAGTCATCGGCATAAACGTAAGATACGTTTTGAGCCTTGGTCCGAGTAATCAACTGAGTGCCCGAAGGAACGGTGCTACCAGGATTGGCAGCAAACGAACCATTGTTCGTCCCAATGAAGGTAACGGCCTCTTGGTTCATGTACCGCTTGATAGCCTGCATATGCATGGCCAACTGCCGAGCGATGTAGGACTCGTCATTTTCACAACGAGGAGCCAAATCGTCCAGGCCGATAGACCAACGGCGAGATGCACCGGTGTTGGGGTCAATGTTGTAAACCCGTGAGGTTTCACCAAATTCAGGACCCGCAGCACAGTTCAAAGTCGCAGAGCTTGAAGTGGTGCTATCAGTCATCCTTGGCTGATAGACAACCTCAACTTGGCGATAGTGGCCGTTCTTGGTGTCAATTTGGTTTTGGAGAATACCCGATTCGTTCATGGGGCTTGTGACCGCACGAAGGGTATTGATATGTCCGGGGAACATCGTTGGGTCGGCATTGAAATAGCCTGCATCCAACCGCTCCTGAATGTTCGGACACGATACGAAGGAATTAAAAGCGTATGACATTTTGTTAAAATGAAATAAAGATTTGTCGGCTATTTCTTGCCAAGCCAGGCACCATGAGGCTTATTGTCCCTCTTGACACATCATCGTGCGTTCAGTTCTTCTCTATGCTTTACGGCCCTTGGGTGAAGAAAACGCTCACCACGAGTACCTTCCTTGTTGGAAGCAGAAGTCCGAATTGGAGGCGTGTCTTGCTTACCGGCATCTCCTGCTTTCTTGAGCATTTGAGCCTTCTCAGCCTCACTCCTTACCAACTCTTCGGGCGAAAGATACGCAGTCCCCTTATCATTCTTGATTTGGTTGCCTTGCTTATCCGTCACCGTCAACTTCCCATCCGACAATGCAAAGATATACTTTTCATTCAATTCTATGTCAAAGCCCTTCTTCGCAAGGGAATTGACCGAATCGCTCCAAGGCACATTGGCCTTAATCTTCATAACCTCTTGGTTCACAATGTAATTCTCAATGGCCTTCTGCGACTCCACCTCCTTCTGCTCCAACTTCTGCGTCAACTCCCCGGCCAAGGTTTCGTACTCGCCCTTCTGCCTTTTCAGTTCAGCGAGTTGAGCCTTGTAAGTCTCATCATCCTTGCCGCTGTTTTGGGCTTGAGTTTTCAGCTCATCCACTTGAGCCTGAATGCGCTGTTGGGCAACCTCAAACAAATCCGACAACTTCTTGCCCTTCACATCGTCCTCGGTGAGGTTGAAGGCACGCTTGAACTTGGTCTCAAGGCTTCCGAGCGTCTTGCCCGTTACCTTGTTGCGGATGTCCTCATCATCAACGGCCACCTCACGAGCGACATATTTCTTGGCGAGTTCCTCCTTGAATTGGTCAAGGCTTTCAAAGTCCTTTTCTTGGTCAAACAGCCATTTGGCCATCTCTTTGGAGTCTATGCTCATTTTCTACGGGTTTTAGTGGTTGTGGTTTCTTCGGTCGGAATCTCGGCCTGCTCCTCTTCGGTCGCTACCTCTTGCTCAAACACCTCTTCATCGGCAGGGACTTCGGGGGTCTGATCCATAAACTCCTGCGTTGAAACAACGGCCACAGGCTCTTGGGCCACCAACATCGGTCTGCGCTTAGGCAATTCCGGGATAGAAGCCGAGAAGGTTTCGGGAGTGGCGTGGAGCATCGTTTCGTCAAGAATACGCATACCGTACTTTTTGAGAAACTCGGTGTTCTGCGCAACCGCAATGGTCACGAGAATCTGCTCTCCATCCGCACGGAGAACAGGGACGCATCGTCCTGTAATTCTTTCGTTCATAAGGTTAAAGGTTTAGGTTTTAGGTTTGTACCGCAAATATAAACAATAATGGGCAAACTAAACTTGAGGGACAAGCCAATGCCTGCAACGATAGCCTCCCAAGTAGATAAAAATGGTGGATTCATCGGTGCCGACAATCTTGCCCTTCCAATCCCCTAATTTGCCCCAGGAGCGCACTTCTTCCTTCGTGAATACCTTACCATCCCTCGCCACACAAAATGGCCGAGAATCGTTTATTAAGCCTCCTGCGTACAAGTATTTCTTAATGCCCAAAGCCTCGCCCATCGCAAAGGTGAAGGAGCGATCAATGACCGCAAACATCGTGTCAGCCGTAAGCGTGGCCGTGTCAAAGAGCAACCCCTTTTTTCCAGCACCTCCTTTCACGATTTGGGCAATGCCCTCCTCCAAAGCGGTTCGGTCAGAGCCAGCGGCAATAGACGCAAGGATAAAGTTCCTCAAGGCCGTTGAAAAGCCCGACTTAAAGTTCGTCAAGTCCTCAAGCATAGAGGTTGCTTGGGCCTCGTAATCAATGCCGGAAACCGCATCAGGGTCAAGGCCCATCTTGCGGTACATCTCTCTGGTAAGTTCGGCCTGGGCATCCACCTTGTCCATCAAGAAGACCAAGGCATCAAAATACTTGCTCCCGGCAACGGCCCCATCAACTCCATCCATAAAGGCATTGACACGAGCGTAATTGGCCGTGTCAAAAGATATATTGCCGTTCTTGTCGTAACTGAATAAAGCGAGCAGGGCAATGATAAGAGGCAGAACCTCGTTCTGCGATTCCTCCACCTGCTTGCCAAACTCCTCGCCAATCGTGTCCAAGTTCTTCTGCTTCTTGGACTGAATTTGCCCTAAAGTCATATTACGATTCTTCCTCCTCCTCTTCCTCCTCCTCTTCTTCTTCTTCTTCTTCTTCCTCTACCGGTGCGGCAGGAACAGCCGTCCGTGCGTTCATAACGCTTTGGGGAGTCATCCTGGACGAACCCTCATCCTCTGGCACCAACTTCTTGGCCATCTCTATCAACACCGCCTTCTGCTCGGCCAAGGTCAGCGTCAAGAACTCCTGGTTCTCCGACAAAGCCTCCTTAATCAAGGACTCCAACTCAAAGTGCATTATCGCCTTCCACTTGGGGGCAATGCCCGAAGCAACCAACGCCAAGACATCCCTCGTTTCAAGATTGAAGAAGGGGTCAACCTGGACGCTCAACTTCATTATCGCACT